CTCCAGATATGTAATAATTATTAGTAATGCCGCTTAATGGGTTGAAATTCCTTGCAGCTTCCTGTGAAGCCAATGTTTCAGCTTGACGTTCTAATACTCTAAATTCTCTCGTCAATGTATCAAATTGTCTTTGAGCTGCTGCTTTACCTATGCCGCCTGAAGCAACTTGAAAGGTTAATTCTGCAAATTGATCTTGAATACCAGTTAATCGATCTGCAAGATTTTTCAAGCTAGTTGCACCAGCTGGAGTTGTAATGATGCCACCGCCTAAAGTTGCTCCACCTGAAGGGAATCCACCTGAAGGGAATCCACCTGAAGGTAATGTTGCACCGCCAGTTGGCAAACCAAATTGAGGATTACCTGTGCCATAAGTAAATGTTGAACCACCAGCACCAGTTTCATCTGCTCCAGTAGCAAATTGACTTAAGCCGTAAGTTGCAGCCACAGCTGTTAATGCTAAAGCAGCCGCACCGACTGAAGTTCCTCCAGTTGCAAATGCAGTTGCCACAGCTGCTCCAGCAGCGGCAGTTCTTAATGCTTTCATGGCTGCCACTAATGTTCCAATAGCAGTAACAAATGCAACAATTTTATTGGCAACAAATACTGTGGCAATTACTCCACCCAAAACGATCAATTGATCTTTAATGCTTATAACAAATTCAATTGTCGATCTTAATTGCTCTCCAAATTTATAAGCCCCTTGAGTTGCCTCTGTGACTCCAGCCTCAACGCTATTTTGACCAACCAAGCCTGCGACAAAAGATTGCAATGCTGGAACTAATGTCGTCAAGATAAATGCAGCCAAACGATCTACTATTGGAAGCAATGCAGCTCCAATTGATTCTTTAGCTTCATCAACTGCGATTTGTATTCTTGCAAATTGTTTTTCTGTTGTTTGCGCTTCGTTTTCTGCAAAATTGCCAAATGTTGAAGTAAGTGTTTTGTAGATTAAATCCATGTCTTTAGATTTAATTATGTTTTGATCTAATCCAAGACCTAACCGACCTAATGAAGTAGTGTTGCCATCGTAGGCTTTACCTAAAGCATCTGAAACAGTTGCTAATGGTTTTCCTGTTGCGGCACTAATGTCTAATGCAAGATTTAAAAGATCTTGAGCTTGTTTAACATCATTAGTCGAACGAACCAAACGTGCCAAACTTGGACGAAGCTCATCATCGGTCACACCGATAGCAATTGAGGTTTTGTCAATATATGCGCCGACTGCTGCAACTTGATCCGCTGTTGCTTTAGTTGAAGCTCTAATTGTTTCTTCAAGTTTTCTTTGTGCTGCTTCATCGGCAGCTGCATTCTTAACAGCTTGGATTGCAAATGCAGTAGCAGCAGCTCCAGCAGCGGCAAATGCCAATGCTGCTTTCTTGCCAAAATCTGCTAATTTATCGCCAAATGTTTCAGTTTGTTTTTGGCTTTTATTCATGCCGTCAACAAATTGCTTTGTTTCGGCTAGGATCTCAAGCTTTAACGTTCTCCAGTCTTGAGCCATTATTTGCCCCAAATCTTAACAACGTCATTCATTTCTTTTGTAAATCTTTCAGTTAATTCAGGCTGAACTTGGCGAAGGGTCGGATAGATAAACCAACCTCGTGAACCCCTGCCGTATCTGCCAGACCAAGTAGGGAATTGCTTAAATCTAATTGATCCAAATTCAAGACCTCGCCAGAGCTTTTGAGTTGTTGCTCCACCACTAAAACGCTGACCTGTAAATCCGTATGATAAACGACCAGTCTTTGATGACTTTGAAACGCTTGCACCATCGACAACTCTTTTAACGGCTTTTCCAGATTTTTCTCTTTGATTGCCCGCTTTAGTGATTTCGTTTTTTGTGTAAACAGCCAAATCATAAGCAACAGTCTTAGCTTTTGAAACGGCTTCGTCACCCATAAGCGAAAAGGCTTTTGCAAGTTGGCGCAGCTCTTTTTGATTGTATGCGCTGACCTGCTCATTACTGGTCATTCCTTTTCTCCAATATCTCTAAAGCTGTTGCAATATCATCTGCATCTATCCATTCGCTCATTGGGATTTGTGTTGCCATCGCCAATTGAACTAATAAACGATTTAGACTTCCTGCGGGGTGGCTTTTGGGGCAACATCACCGACAATGACATCGGTTACTGTTTCGCACCATGCTTCATAAGGTTTGACTGGTTTACCAGCTGCCTCACGTTTATGTGCGTGGTATGCCAAAAACATTAAATCAGAAATGCCCATTTTTTCTTGAGCTTGGCTGATTGTATGACCTGACATTTTTTCCCAACGAGCCCACTCAGGGGGTTGAGCAATGTATGTTGCCTGATCCCCTGAGTTGTATTCAATTGTAATTGCTAATTTCATTATTTGCTCCCGATTCTAATAATTAGCTAAAGTTTTCCGCTGGCACTCCAATAACTTGGAATGTTAATGAAACTGTTTGTGCATCTGGTGCAGTTCCACCAGCTGAAGGCCATACAGGTAAAACTTGGAAAGTAAAGACCGCGCCTGAAGTTGCTGTAAATACTGTGTTGATTCCTGTATTAGGAGCTGATTCTGCAACTCCCCATAAAATCTCGCATAGAGATCCTGCTGCGCCCCAGTCAGCTAGCATTTCAACCGCTAGGGTGAAATTGTTGTCAATAACTTTATAGGATTTTCCGTCTAAAGTTTCGTATGTTTGGCGATTCATTTCGCCAGTTAGTGTTGCGCTTGTTGCCTGTGCGTCGAAAGTGTTACCACCGATGGTGAAGGTAACATCCCGACCAGTTATTACTGTGGTAGCCATTTCGCTCCTCTAGGTTGTTTGTGTGTAATAGGTTGACACGTTAATGTCAGCGACTAACAATGTTGATGCACCAACTTGTTGAACTGTTGGTCTTTCAACAGATCCGACAATGTATCCATTAGGAATAACTGCCAGAATGCTCATTATTAATTGTTCGATATTATCAAGCGATGCAGGATTGCTATTAAAAGCAACTACTGCTGAAACTGTTAAGTTTACGCGACAACGAACAGATGATTTTCCAATTGTTTCAATTAAAAGATAAGGTGAATCTGGAACGCAAACGACTGCTGGCGGGATTACCGACTCGGGAACGTAGGCGTAAACATTTCCTGCAACTCCAGCTAATGCTGTTGCAAGCGGTTGCCTAACTGCTGAAAGAATTGTTGATGCTGGCATTATTGAGCCATTGTTTCGGTGTCAATGTATTGACCCAACAACCCTACACATTTATTGAATAATGATCTTCCCATGCGAAACGGAGTTGCAGTAAAATCTACTCCTTCGATTTGTCCTCCACCTGCAAGTCTTGATTGGAAGACTTCAAGCGCGACTGTGTAAATAGCTGATTGAACAGCTGCGTTTCCCACATAAGTCGATCCACCGCTGAGGGAAGCAACTCCCGATGGGATGACATTTGCTTCAAGTATGTCAGCATTTGTGATCGATGCCGAGAAGGTAGTAGATGAGAGATTATCGGCCAAAACTGTTCGTGTTCCGTTGTAGGGGCTGAGGCAGCCTGTGATGACGACTGATTGTCCTTCGGTAAATTCATGAGCTCCTACTGTCGTAAATGTTGCAACATTATCATTAAGAACTGTCTTTTGTATAAAACTTTTATAAGTTACTAACATTGGAAGAACGACGGATTCTGTCGTATCCAATATTTGATCTAAGTATGCGTCATTATAAAGAGATGAAGATACCCCGATTACATTACGAAACTGCGTGGCAGTTACTATTGTAGGCACGAAATATCTCCATCTCTTACTCCCATTAATGGATGCCTAAGATCGGGAGCAACCTTAGGCACTCAGTTAAATTAAGCTATGTCTAGCTTGCGGAATGCTGTTGGGTAGCGATTGACTACACAAACATATCCGTAAAGACCGATTTCAACGCGTCCATTGGCCACGATATTGGCACGTAGCTCAAAAGTTCCACTCTCATGGAATCGCATTGCAGCGGATGGGTAAACCATTGCAACTTTTGCGTTGCCTGTGTTACCTGTGTAGTTTGCGTCAACTACCAAATCAAGACCAGCCACAGTTCCATTTGTTGAACCCTGTGTAATTAAGCCAGCAGCATTTTGAGAAATAGCAGCTGCAAATAGTGGTCGATTGCTTCCATCAACTGCGCCAAGCAAGTTAGCAAAATCAATGTTTACATAACCACCTGAAGGTGCAACTAACAATTTGTTTGGTGTAAAGCGCATAACATTATAAGAATCTGCAATACCATCTGCAATTGACTTATAAATTGTTGAACCAGTAGATGAATCAGCTCCATCTGCTGCAATTCGTGCTGCA